TCCTCCGTTAATTTCTCGTAAAGGGCTGGAGCCGCCTGACGAGCAGGCTCAAACATTGTTTCTTCTGCTTTCTCGGAGTCAATATTTCCACTCTTATCAGTGGGGAGTGCATAGAAGTTAAAGTTGGTTGCCCCCTGATCGCCAGCATACTTGTTCCACCACTTCACATGGTTAAGATGCTCCATGTCTTTTTCCTTCTCAGCCTTCATTACAAGGCCAGCACCAGTTCCAGCAAATGCATCCCTGTAGTCCTTGGTTGCCATTAGAGCCTTCTTGAGCTCTGGATACTTTGGGCTTGATGCATCAAGTGATTCAATGCCTGCGATTGCACTTGCCCTTGAAAGCTCCTGCCTCTCTTTCATTTCCTGTGCATTTCTTGCAGTTGTTTCTGCCGTGAGGCGAAGTTTTTCAAGCTCTAGGTTATGACGCTCTTTTTCCTGCTCTGAAATCTCTCTCATCTCATTAACCTGAGCGGCATTCTTTTCCATCCATTCTTCATGGCCTTGCCTGCGAGCTTCTGATCTAGTCTTAAGCTCCTCAAGGAAGTCTTGACGTTTTGCGGCACGCTCTGATGCTTCTTCCCTAAGCTTCTCTAGTTCGTTTTCACGCATCTGCTGATGCATGGCGAGAGTGTCTCGGAATGCCTCACGCTGGGTGTTGAGGGCTTCGGTCACGTTTAGGAATGCCCCTCCGTAACGAGATCCTCCTCCGCCTACTGTGAAAACTGGATGAATGCCTTCGGTAGCCATGTTATTGATCAAATAGTGATTTTGACTTAATCTTCATTTCATTGAGCCCCATTACTTTTCCGGGGCCTCCAACTCCATATCCATATTCTGGATTTCGACCAGTAACCAAACCATTTGGCTTGTAATTATACATTAAATTATTCCATTCCATTGTTCTAGTTTTAGCATCAATTCCCATAGATGCCATTTTAATGGCTCTAGCTTCTTGTTCTTTTCTGATTTGTGGTAGAGTAGTTTCGGCGGCGGCATTGGTAGCATTCCTCACGTCACGAGTATAATCAGATCCCTCCTCCCAGCTATGAGGCCCTTGCCACTGGCTTCCAGCACCATCAATTCCAGAGCGCATCTTAAAACCTTCTTCTGGTGCATCTTTCACAATATTTCCGCCAATGTCTCTATGTTCTTTGGGAGAAACATCAGTCGTATAGTATTGTTGTCCTCCAGCACCATAGTGTAGTTTTATGTCAGTAGATCCGGGGAGGGGAACGCCACGAGTTCCAGTAGCCATCTCGTGGATGGCTTTGTATGCATCCATCAAATCATTCATTCCAGCCATTCCACTCTGAGCCGCATTCTGGGCACTAGGCCTGCCAACCACGCCACTGGAAGATGCGTTAAATCCCTTTGCCACGTACTCATCAGTGGTGGGGGATGGTTGGTAAGAAAGCTGACCAATGCTAATGTCCATGGGCCTTTCTCCAGAATACTTATTCTGAAGGTTCTGTAGAAATTCCGAGTAGTCGAAGTCTTCGCCCATATTAGATTAGGTTTTGGATGTAGGAAGGCGAGAATGCCTTGGTTTGAATGTCAACTTCGGCCTGTTCACCATCCTCCATTGAAATTGTTTCCTCGTTCAAGCAACGATAGGCCAAGTCCCAATAGACTTGCGCCCTCTCAAGCTCGTTGATGTTCTCGTAGTTGTATGCCTGCACACCATAACGATATGCATTTCTGTTGGAGGGGATGAGAAGATCAGTGTCGTTAACGAGAGGCACATATCCCCTCCTCACAATACAATACATGGTTCGATCCTCAGGCACTTTCCCAATCAGCCTATAACGCTGAGTGTCGGAAGTATTGCCACTGGGAAGTGGGGAAACAGGCGTGTTGCCCTGTCTGATAATCTGAAAGTCTCCCACATACGTGTTTGGAAGCCACCCAAGTCCACCCTCAATCCAAGGGAACCAATCAGACATGATGTCTCCAATCTCACCAGTAAGATATGTTGGATCAATAGCCACACACTTCAAGATGCTTTCAATTCCCGGTACTGTGTCGATATAGTAGTTTCCTCCTCCATCTTCTTGGGGGGTGAAGGAATAAATGAATCTATTCCCCCTCCACTGACCAGAAGTGATAAATCTCTCGTTGCAAAAATTGATTGCACTCGCTACAACAGGATCAGTCGCACCTATCGACGAAATATAAGGCGCAAGTAATGTTTTGGCCTGTGAAAAGGTGAGAGATGCCATGATCGGTTTTATCTACTCACTAACCAATGCTTTAGTCAACTAGATTCCTTACAACTTTCCCTATCCTCTCCATTGTCCATGTTAAGTACGCTGATAATCAAGCCATGCTTTTTATTTATCTCTTAAAATATCCTCCATCTTCTCAACTATCTCAGGTTTTAATCCTCCCCAACTCCATTCTTGGTTGATGAATGTCGGAACTTCTATTGGCAATTTCCAGCTATAATAATCATGCCTTTCCCTGTAAGCCCATGCACCATAAGAGTTAAACTCGCTGAATCTAGCCTTTGGCCTTTTCCTTAGCCATGAATCCAGTGACTCACCATGCAACCCAAACATGAATTGCCTAAACTCCCTCAAGCACTTCCTGTCAAAAACAAATGGATGCTGGCGCATGAACTCATAATCAGGCCTCCATCCAATAGCTTCCTCAACAATCGGATACCAAGGGGTTTGGTATGATGGAACAGGCTCAAACAACCAGATTGGTTTTCCATTGTCAAACAAGTCATCTGGAGTTATTTCCCTAGTAAGCAGGCAATCAGAGTCCAAGCACAAGATATAATTTGAGGGACAATATAAGTCGCAATGGAGCTTGTCATTCTGTTGCCCGATATAATCATCGCCCCATCTATTAACCAAATGCACTTCCTCGCTTCCCTTTGAAAGCATCTCCAGATCTCCTGACGGAATACATAAATGAATCTTGCCAAATCCTTTTGCATACTTCCTTAAAGAACGTAAGCAATAATTGAGCCACTGAAAATCTCCGTGGTAGGAGCGGATAAAAATATCTACATTCATTTTGGAACACAAAGGATGTCGTATTGCATCCCATCTGGATCTGGATAGCAAGTAACATCATATCCATGATCGTACATAAATATCATAATGTCCTTTGACTCAACACCCTGCTTCTTTAAGGCATAATAATTGATCTCTATCCACATCTTCGGACGGAATCTCTCAATCAGCCCCTTCGCTCCCTGCAAAGACTTTAGCTCATACCCCTCCACATCCAGCTTGATAAAATCCAATCTATCAAGATTCAATTCATCCAAGCACATAAGCTTTATAGCCTCGCCACTCTCTCCAATAGAACTAGCCCCCACGTTCTCACAAGTCTCCAAGAAAGCCTCTCCTCCGTGGCTACAGAGTCCGTAGTTAAATGCTTTGGCATCGGGGCAGTTGTGAATAAGGCACTGGAATGCTTTAGGATTTGGCTCAAACGCAATCACTGTACCAGATTCCCCAACCTTATTCAGATAAGCGATAGTGTGGTCGCCTATAAAAGCCCCGGCATCCACAACCACATCCCCCTCCTTAATGTGCTCAAGAATGATGGGAATGGAATACTCATCATGATCCAATCGTCCTGACGATTCCACCCACGAAGAGATATGAGTGTCCCCCTCCAGTACTGCAATCCCATTGGGGAGAATCTTCATTACTTCCTATACCTAGCCGTCTTCTTGGCAATCTTCTTGGGCTGTGCCACAAACTGCTTGCCAGACCTATTGCCTTTAGCCTTGGCTCTGTTCGTAGCCGCATTCACTTTTGATTTTTTACTAGTTGCCATATTGAAGGCTTGACAATTACACGCTCCTGCCCAATCATGCAAGCTGATTCTGGAAAACAGAATCGGTGTAACGACTGAAGATCGCTCCGGGCGGGTCACTCGTGAAGGTCAAGAGAACAGGAATCGCCGCCTGTTCTTAATTTGAGGAACTAAGCTCTACGCCCAGTTCCCTCTCACTCCAATCCACCCAGCAGATAAGGCTCCATAGGTCATACTTGAAGCCGAGGGAGTGCAGAAGCTCTAGTCTCGCCTAGGGCTTCTTATGTCTTTTTCTTTTCTTACTTTTAATCATTTCCTTCTTTTCTTTTTGGGAGCAGGATGAGATTCTCCGTGAGCTCCAGCGAACGGAGCCTGCTATGCTCAACCAAAACTCTCACCTCATAAATCAACAATCAATCTTCAAAGAAGCTTCCCAACTAGCTCTCAACGGAGAAGATTGCTCTCACCTAGTTCAACACCTAGATCCAGAATACTCCATGAGACTAAGAGTGTTTGTCAAAGACCTACCTGAGAACATTAGAAAGCTATCCCTCTTCGGAAGAGCCAATCCCCCCATTCCCAAAGCCAAACCTAAACGCAAGTCATAACAGAATCTCTATTCACCAAAGATAAAGGGAGTCTTATCTCATTGTTCGTTTCCTTAGTTCGCTTTTATCGCAAATTGATGGAAACGAGGGGATAAGGATAGTGTCACTTCTTTAGCGGCAACTAAAGTTGTCACTGGGGTAAGTGTAACCGCTTTAGCGCAACTAAAGTTGTCACTGGGGTTTTATGGAAAATTTTATTAGAGAGGATTCTTCAAAACAGGCTAGAACACTTTGGGGCAAACACCCGGTGCACGTCAGTCCCTTTCTCCCCAAATAATAGATTCCTTGCTACGCAAGCCCTTACCTACGCTTCGCTACCGCTCGTTATCGTCGTGCAATCTGCTTAGTGCCGGGACACTAACCATCTTGCTTACTAGATAACTCACTGGCCTATCGGCCTAGCTCCGCTTAATCAATAGCTGGCTAAAGCCAGTCAGTGTCTAATGGCTAGGCTGGCTAACGCCAGCCCATAACGCTTCCGCTCCTAACCCAAGTATGTTCACCTGTAGCCTACCACTCTCATCAGCCATATCAGGAAATATCTTCCCTGCCGCTGTAGCTAGATCAACCATCCTCCTAGAGTTATCCAGTGCTGTAAATCCATCCATCTCAGCTAAAGCCTCGCTAGAGCGAGCTAGAGATGAGGCCATGTTCGTTCTGAATGTAGAAGCGTGGGAATTCAAAGCGAGTGCCAACGCATCACTAGAACGTGACACTGCAGTGACATCCTTATGTCCATTCTCTCTTTTGAGCTCCACGATGGCTTCTGCTTTCGCACGTAGCTTTTGTACGTTGGTGGCAGTCTCCCAGTTGTATCGTTTAGCCCACTGTCTGATGGTTGCTTCCTTCACTCCGTGGAGACGTGCTGTCTCTGTTAAATTGCCTGTGGCGAGGTAGGTTGCCCTTACTTCTTCTTTATCAACTGTGAGCGCTCTAGCCATATAGATTTGGTAGTGTAACAAGATTGTGACATGTTGTCTAATCCTTTGGCTCTAGCTCCTTCGTCGCCTTGAGCATGATGTAAATAGCTGGCGTTGCCAGAGTTGTGGCACGCAGTTCTGTCTGCGTTACAGCTCTCTCTATCTCCTTGCCTTCCTGCGTGTCTGTATTCCAGCTATAGCTTCGCCACTTCGCAATCTAACTCTCTTTCTGTTTTTCTGGATCTCTTGTCTTTCTTCACTAGATTGGGCAGGGTTCCGTCTTGTGCTTGTGCAGGCTAAGCAAGTGGGTTCCGTTGGCTCTTCTCCCCATGCATGGCTATTCTTTTGCGTCTCCCTGTGATCTGTCGTTGCTTGCGGGATTATCGTCACTGTTACCTTAGCCCATGCCTACTGTCGTCGGAGTTCTATTTTTTCCTCACGGCTTACGCCTATCTGTGATGAGGAAAAAAGTAGCCCACCTAGCCAGATCGGCGATGGGAGGTAACGACGTTCCGAATCCCGAAGAAAGCAACGTCCAGCTCAACTGGGTGAGACAGCAAATCACCGTCGCCATGGGGGGAGGAAGGCCGAACCCAAACCTTGCGTATAGCCTTGGCACAAAGCACGACGGGGGACAAAGTCCCTGCCCATCTGGAGTGAATCCAGACGAGATCCTCCCTCGAAAAACGAGAAAATCGAGCCATTGCGGTAGAGTGGCTTCCAGCTATCGACGCTGGTAATCGAAGGACACGCTAGGGAGCGGCCAGAGATTAGATTGAGAGCTTCCTCTTGACAGATTACGTTAGACGGCGTGAGTGATAGAGGAAGTCGGCTCTAGTTAGATTTATTTTTTTTACGTTAGTAAACTCGTGCGTGAGCACACAACCAACATTAAATATTATGTCCGATTACATAAACACCGAAGACGCTCTCGCTCATCAAGAGTGGGTAGCAGATAACTACGTAGTAGATCTGGAATCAGGTCGCATCGTCAAACAGGAGGAAGCATGAACTACAATTTCAAGCTTCTCTTTCTGAACATCATCACTATCATCTTTGTTGAAGCGTGGATGATAATGATCGCCTACATGCTTCTCAGTTAGTACACACACATAAAAACCGAGTTGGTCGCTCGTTAACTGTACCAATCGCAGTATGGATAACCTAATCAGTAAGTCAGAACTATCACGACTTATCCTAATCGTAGATCATCAAATGAAATACGTTAAGGATGAAGACAACCAACAGGCACTAAAACTCAGCTATCTGCTTGAGGATCTTATCAACCAGCTTGCAGAAGCTAACAACGTATTCTAATCCATGAACAAAACAATCGACAACAAAGCAATCGCAGGAATGTCTCAACATCGTTCTCCTGCATTCGTTGCCGCATATCTAGGAATGATGCTATCACATCGTATGCCGGGAACAGCGATCATGAGTATGGTCACTTGGGAAGAACAGAACATCATACACAAGGCATGGGCTCGCTTTGAAGAAGATCAAAGCAAGCCGTATATCAGTCAGGAGATGCGCAAGAAGGCAATGCTTGAGTTCTTCAATGTTGCCAAAAGCGTGAGTAAGATTCGAAAGTATCGTAAGTTCATCAAGCTTATGAGTCACTTCGATGACTACATCATGAGCTTAGATCGCAACCAGATTGCAACAATGATAGCTGGAAAGGGCAAGAAGGACATCCAGATATACATTGGAAGTTATGCCAAGCGTTTCTTCAACTACAATCCTCCATATCATGATAAAGGTGTGAAGCCTCTGCATGATCAGTTGCCTCTGTATGCATGCTCTGGTGAGCTTGAAGCGGATGAGATGAACTACCACATGATCATCAAACTATCTCGTGGTGCATCTAATTGCAGTGGATACTGGAAGCAGAGCGACAAGCTTAACTTCTCCAGAGATGGCGGAGGTCAGCGTGAGACTCAGTTCCATATTGATCCTGTCCGTGCCAAGATCGTCTGCGGATTAGTCACTCGGCTTGGTGGACATCGCCGTAATGGTGGTCACATCCACATCAACTGCAAGTATGACTACGCCACTGGTAAGCGTGTGTTTGACGCATTGCGTTATCACTTGTCTTGGACTCGCTGGCTTGTCAGCGGTGTCAGGCGTAATCATACGTGGGCTCCTGTGAGCGGTACGGAACAGACGTTTGATCGTGCCATCGGTCACAAACAGGCCGCAGTCACAGCCAACACATGGCATCGCACTGGCACTGTAGAGATGCGTGTATGGGGTACGACTAACAAACCAGAAGAGTGGCTTGGTAGAGCAAAGCTAATGCAGGCTATTGCCAAGTGGTCAGAGGCATTCAACTGCACTCCGAACGATACGCCTTATCCTATCACGATGGACACGGCGCATCTTGCATGGCCTCAGTTCTTCTCTTGGGCATCTCGCAATGCTCCAGAGGGTCTGTGCTACGCTCTTAAGACTATGCGTAAGAAGTTGCGTATGGCTTCCACTGCGTCAGTAGATAAGCAAGCTTGCGAGGCATTCCTCACTGCATGGGAGCAGTCAGGTCGCACTTGCCGAGGCTATCGCACTCGTCAGCCAGTCAGTCGCCCAGCCACCATAGATATCAGCGGAAATTCGCTAGGTATCGCTCAACCCGTAACAAATTAAATAACAGGAAACTAATCATATGTGTAAATTAGCAGGATGGACATCGTCCAAAGATCAGCCACTTAGCAAACAAGCCGCAGACTTAGCACTGCAGGCCGCTCATGAAGTCATCACTCATTCAGAGAAGGATGGATTCGGATATGCACAATCAGGATCAACTGGGCTTCGTGCCAAGTTCGTCCAGCCGTCAGAGTTCGAGAATATGGACTCGCTTCCCAATCTGTATCGCAGAGCCGGGAACGCCGCTTCCGCATTCTCAACCAGTTATCGTACTTCTCAAGAAGGTTCATATGTAAATAACAAGCATATGATAGTTCATGGTCGTACTGCCACATGCGGTGTCAATCTTCAGAATGTGCATCCGTTTCGCCGTAAAGGTTGGACGCTTGCGCATAACGGAGTTGTTAACTGGGCAGGTCAGAAGTCAAAGGATCACGACTCGGTTAGTTGTGACTCTGAGCATCTTCTCATCTGTATGGCAGATCACACTCCTATGCTTCAGCGTAAAGAGGAACTTAAACACATAACTGGTTATGCCGCATTCTTGGCTCTGAATCCACAAGGTAAACTGGTAGTTGCCGTAGATGATAAAGCTTCACTATATGCCGGTATTACTAGCAAAGGACGTTGGATCTTTGGTACAACAAAGGCCATCGTGGGGGCAATAGCAGATGCATGGAACGCTAAAGGCGTACAGGCTTATCCTATTGATAGCTGGACATGGATGGAGTTCAACGCTAACGAGTTGTCTGATCCTGAGCTTTCAGAATGGAAGCACAAGGATGCTACAAGTCATCAGCTTGGATTTGCGTCTCGTAGTATCGGCAAAACGTATCAGACGTATTCAAGCAACTACGGCTATCGTAGTCCATATGACAGGCCTACAACAATCCTATCAGCAGAGCAAGCCGATCATCAGCGTGGAGTAGTCCAAGAGGACTTCACGCTTGATCCTGACGAGCAGGAGATCATAGACGCTCAACTATCAGGCATCCCTGACTACATGGGAAAATGAAGAATCGCCAAACACTCGTCGAAGCAATCATTGCTTTGATATGTTCGGTTCTCATTGCTTACTGGTCTGATAAGTATAAGTAAAATGCACAGGGGAGTCCGGCTAACGCCGGGCTCCCCTTTTTTACTGCATCGGCTCGGCTTCGCCTCGCCTCGCTTTTCCGCCGAACTTGTTAGGGCGACCAGAGCCTAACTTGTTAGGGCGACCAGAATTATTCCTTGCCCTTGTTAGGATCTCTTATCGGGATCTGGATGAAAGGCATCGGTTCTATGCCACGGCTTGCTAGCCACTTGTCGCAAGCTTCACCGACGATCTTAGAGAGGTTATTGAGGTAGTCATCCCAGTCGTCCTGCGATCTGCGGGTTTCAATGTGTAGAATTTCGTTATGCGGGACGTAGTTCTTGTGTGCTGGCATCTTATTTCTTCCTCTTCTTGCCGAAGATAAGGCTCCAGTTATCCCTGTATTGCTGGGATGGAGGCCGGGTTCGGCCTTCAGAAGAAGCATCAATCTTCTTTTGCATGGATAACATGCGTGGAGACAGCTTGGAGTATTCTACCTTTTCGCTCACTCAGTAATGATGGCTGATGGCTTCTTAGGCTCGTTGAATACTGAGTCGAGGAACTCGTCAATGGCGCAGAGAATACAAGCCTCCTTATCCT